CATATGCACCTTTTTTCTTTTTCATCATTCCGCCACCCATATAACCCGGTATTTTTTTATCAACCATACCGCCACCTGCCATTTTCATCATTTCTTGAAGTTTAGATTGCACAATTAAAGAATCGATATTTGAATGAGCATTATCACCCATATGATTTTTTAAACCTTTCATTAGTCTTGTATCTCCACGTGAACTAAGTCATCAAAATTATTATCTTTTAATTCGCCATCAGAGTCCCAATCTCCTCCCCAGCGAACATTTACCCCAAGTTGTTTTGCAATTCCACGAACCATTCCACCCATATATGTAAATCTTTCACGATCTTTCCAATCAATTGGATAAGGTGCTAGGTCTACTGCTTTACCATCCATGTGTTTAGAGTAACGAACTTTTGTTGCGCCTTTTTTTAATAATTCTTCTTGGCGCTCAGAGCTACGTACACCTTCAATAATGGTTACATCCATTATCTTAATTAGCTCATTCAGTACGTTTACTAATTTAGCATCAACGCCTTTTAGGCGTTCTTTAGACCTTTTTCCAAACTTAGGCATTGTATATATAATACATAATATGTTTACATTAATACAATAGAAAGATAAAAAAATTATACTTTTGCACCAGTCATCCAATTATAAGCTTTTTTAAACTTATAATAATCCATTTTATCCTGCTTTTTTTCTATATCTTCTAATCCCATTTTACCGGTTTTTGGGGGTCTAGCAAAGTAATCAGCATAATATAATCCATCAAGTAGATCATCATTTCTAGGCTTTGGATGTTCAAAGAACTCATCAACTATTTCCGTCATGTGACGATAGATATATAATTTTTTAGAATTAACAATTTGACCTAATGCGGTTTCCAACCTATCTTCTTTTTTCATTCGAGCTGGCGGCTTAACCCCTTTAAATAAACCGGGTAGTAGTCTTTTCTCACTTGCTGACATTCTTGTGACCATATCTCGAACCATTTCTTGAGCGGCTACCGTTTCAATAGTTACTCGCCTTACCGGTCTATATTTTTTAGCATATTCTATAATTTTAGCGGGGACATCAAACGCAGGGATACGTTCTCTAAAGTAGTCAAGAATGTATCGATTATTATTTGAATCAATACCCATTACCAATATAACTTGAAAGTCAGAAGTTTCAGAAGCAGTTGCCGCAAGATCAACCCCAATATACACGTTAATTGGAATAGCGTCTTCTCCTTCAATAATAAAAGGCATATTACTCCTAACTTCAAACCTTCCGTTGTAATATTGGATTCGATCAATTTTAAATGCGGCATTGGTCACATCACGAGCATCATTCATGTACTCTTGAGCAAATTTATTAACTAAGCCAGCTTCTGTAAACTCTCGCTTTTTTGCCGCTAGTTTCTTTTTAGAAAATTGTGAAGTCCAAAGAGGTTCACCATCTTCTAGTGCCCTATAGAAGTTAACGTGCCAAGGGTATGTCCTTTTGTCCTTTTTTGCCTTTAGCCAACCATCATATGTCATTTGCAAATAAGAATCATAATGTACAATTGTTCCAGATAACCATATCCATCCTTCATTACCGGGGGTTTCTTCTAAAGCAGGATAAACCGTAGACACAATCCATTTTTTAATATCAGCTCTACGCTCTGGGGTTTTTGTATTTAATTCTGATTCAAAGTCATCAAGAACAATCCCCGTATATCGAACATCAACTTCTGCACGACCCCTTAAACGCTGAGATGTTCCTTTAGATATTATACGATCACCTTTCGGAGTTACTAAATCTTTTTCTGTCCATCTTTTTCCAGCACTACCCCCGTCCATATTTCCAAAATAATACTTAATCATTTTATTGTTTTCAAAGTGAGAACGAATATACTTTAAATGATCTATTGCCTGACTTTGTTCTTCTGAAACCCAAGCAATAAAATGTTGATCATCTTCTTTTGCAAAACAAAGTTTGTGCATTATAGCAGCTTTAGCAATCACTGACTTACCATGACCACGAGGAATAATATTACATATCCTTGCTCCGGGCTTACTGTCAATCATTCCTTTAGCAATCTCGTAATGGAAAGGAGCAGACTCCGACTTCTGTAAAAAGTCTTTTGGTAAGAATGCTCTACCGAAATAGATTAAGTTATTAAATGCGTTAGAGAGAACTTCATCTCTCTTCTTCATTTCTTTAGGGGATGGGGTTATATTAAAGTTTTTTTGAGTCACGCTTCGGCTATTTCTTGATCAAATAGGTCAAATTCGCCTATATCCACCATTCTATCTTGTAAGTCGAACACACTATCGCATATCTGGCAGATCCAGCCGTCTAGCATGTTTTTTTTGTTTAATATAGGCATTTTATTCATTAGGTCACGCCCCATTAGCTGTGAATCGCATGCAGGGCAATGTAGTGTACCACAAGTTAATTCTTCTATTTCTGTCCTTGTTGCTAGTCTTACGGGTATAAAAATACTATCCTTTTTTTCCATTTTCCAACAGAGCTCCTTGTTTGAAAGCTTCTAGTTTTTCTTGACTAAACCCACTAAACTCTTGAATAAGCGCTAAAGACTCTTTTGTTTTTTCTGGGTTGAGCAATCCGGAAATTTTCATTAAGGTTTCTATAGCCCTTAGTTTATCTGAGTCTTTTGCATCGTGTTTTTCTACAATGTCTTTTGTTTGTTCTAGTAGGTAGGATTTAGTAATCCCAGTATCGTTTAGTAATATTTCTATTTCTTTATCTATCAAGTTTTTCACCTTTTCGCTTCTTAATAAAATTCTTGTTCTTTTTTCAGCATGGTCTTTGCTTGAACACTTTGGGTTTGATTTCATATACGCATCTACAGGTTTTAACCCAGACGCGATATATTTTGCAAATAGACGTTTTTCATTGGATAGATCTCCATAAAGGGTATTGTCATACCAGCTTTGTTTACTGAAACTCCAGATGTTTTTTACTGGCTCACCTTTAATTGATTTAGTCTTTTTGCAATTAGACATTCCAAATAATGTCCGAATGTAATACTCTTTTTTGTTTTTATTGTTTAAATAATCGCGTTTAATAACTTGAGTGATCTTTCCATCGTCAGTTATAATCCATTCATCTGTCTTTGCGACTCGCCAATCGTCTTGTATTTTGTCTTTTGGTCTATGTTTACGAAACTCTTCTTCGTTATCGTAGATTACATACTCTTGGTCTTTTATTTTTCTTTTATACATAGAAAGTCACTCCCGCACTATGTTTTAACACGCACCTGTCCTGCTCCCTCCGGACTTTCTATCATCGATGTATTTTTATAAATTGAATCACCGTCTGGCAATATCTCAAATTCTTTCAGGTTTTTTGCGCGTGATACTAACTCCATCAGTTTACTGTATGTCTCGTAAGTAGGGTTAACTATATCTGTAATGTTTATTTCGTCTGCTAGCTTTTTTAACTGATTCCAATTGTCGAATGTGTTCTCGGTATCAAAAGATTTAATAAAATCCTCTATATGACTATTGGCTACTTTTGAGTTCTTGTATTTCATATCTTAATTTATAACCGGAAACCCGCAATATAGAAGTAAAATATAATATTTAGTCTTTTAGGTTGTTCAGGGGTGCTGTTATTGTCCTTTTGTCTTTTTATTAAAAATCGCGGCTACTATAGTATTAACTAAGTTATATAACTAAGCTATATAGAATAGTAGTTGTCAGGATATAAAATAGTAGAATAGTAGTATAGTAGAATAGTATAGCTATTCTATATAAAATAGTATAATAGTATAGCTTAGCTATATATAACATAGTTATATAAAATAGTAGCGGAAATCAATAGTGTCAACCAAAACCTTAAAAAATTTAAAAAAAATAATTTTGTATGTCTGTTTCTTTTATTATTATACATACTACCGCCCCTAATCGGATTTGGGTTGAAATAATTAAGTTGAGTTAATCGTTTTGGATCATTTAAGTTGATCCGATCCACACGCGTAAGCCCTCCGGATCTGCACGCTGCTTTTTTTACGCTGCTTTTTTTTTTAAAAAACATGGAACTTTTTGAAACTAGTGGCATATCAAAGGCATTAGCTCTTTGACAATCGGATAACAAATCAATCGTTCCTTCGACGATAGCAAGATGAACGGTAGCCATTCCGGAAGGTAGATTGATTGACTTTAATGGACACCGTAAAAAAACAAATTAATTACTGAGTGATATGGAAACTCGTTAGTGGTGTAGGTACTAAAGTTTATTCTAACCTGATAAATAGGGTTAGGTTTTTTTTAAATTCAAACTAACGAGTAAAACAATGAAGAAAACAAAAAACGTATTCGATACACTTACTGATATTCCATTGATGGATTTAATGGATAAACCAAGACCTTTAGCCCTTTGTAATTATTGTAAACGAGAAAGACATAATTTACATGATTATGATGGCATAAAGGTTTGCAGTAGTTGTGTAGATACTGAACTTGAAACGTGTCAATTTTGCAAGACTAAACAAGTCAGGATCAGTCATGGTTCATGTCATACATGTACTAATAACAGTACCTATGTCTATGACTATGACTATAAGCCTGAACCCGTATTCCATAGGGTTAATACAAGCAGAGATGGAAAGCCTCCATTACTAACGCATAAAGCTTTTTGCGCTAGACCGGGGATGCGTGAGTCTCGCAGACTGTCTCCATTAAAGAGAAGGGTTTATTATCCTGAGCATTAT